TATAGGGGCAAATCCAGTAACTGTTCATTTATCTTGAATCATTTTCGTGATTCATATAGCAATCCATTTCTAAAGATACCTCGAGCATTGCCAGACACCCTTCAACAAACCCTTCAGCTTTCTGCAATCTAATAACAACTTGATTAAGCGATATCCCCATTTTCGCCCCTAACGCTCGTAATGTGATCCCATATACATAATACATTTCCAGTAATTGGTATTGATATGGTTCCTTTTTCTTGAGAACTGCCATAACTGAACTAATGATAAGACCATCATCATCGCAACATTGCGGTCGATATTTTACTTTTGAGGGGATGAGGCCTTTAAACCCCGCAGCAATTGGCGACCAACTAACATTCTCATGATTATTTGCCGCCCATGCTCCCCAGCGTTCGAGAACCATCTGAATATCACGCATCAACTTTCTCCACAAAATCAGGACAGCACACCTATCGCCAGCGCGCGATCGATAAAACGAAATATCAGCTCCAGTTGGGAACCATACTTCTCTTCAAATGCCACGGTATCCGCATGCAGTTCGTCATGGTGTTTTCTGCACAAAGGCAACACAAAAAGGTCATGCGCTTTTGTACCCATTCCCCCCTGACCGTGACCTATCAGGTGATGGGGATCATCAGCTGGCTTTCCACAACATGCACACGGCTGTGTCTTAACCCAGCGCGTGTACTTTTCATTAACCCAGCGGCGACGTTTTGGGCGTAACATAAAAGACTCCGGCGACTCCGGATCCACTTTCAGCGCCAGCACCTTTTTCGCCTTATCCTGGATGATGCTGGTGGCAGGAACCGAAGGCACAAGGTCACTTTCCCGGGTGACAGACGGCACAACAGGCTTCGGTAATCTCAGTGCCTTACGGGCTGCACTTTCCGGTAAGGCATCCGCCAGGTCATTACGAATCAGCCACCAGCACAGTTCCGGCATTGTCACAACGTGACTGTCATCAAAACCGAGATCCCGACGCACAACAGACAACACCCAGCGGGCACAGTTATCCGTTGCCATTGATTCCAGCCGTTCCGTGAACTGATCGCGCAGCTGGTTATCGCAGTGCCAGCACAGACGGATTGCGCCCGGCGCGTGTCGCATTGTGGTCATGTTCTCGCTGTGCCAGTCGGAATGAGGCCACTGGCAGCCTTTTTCACGAAGTAACCAGCTTTCAAGACATTCCACGCCACCAGCACGACGGATCACTGCCTCATTGCGGAACACGGCCCGAACGTCAGGATCATCCGCCAGCGGTTGTGATGCCGCCGGAACGGCACCACTGGCGAAAGATGAATAACGTTCCGGCTCAGGCTCCAGCAGGACACGCCCCTGCATAAACAGGGGCATCAGCTCTGAACCTGGTCTGAACAATACGATCCCCATACGCGGGGCAATTTCAGGGGTCAGTAGTGCTCTCACGGTCACCTCAGCAAACGATATTGAATGCATACAGAGAAAAAAACTCAGTCATCACGCAGTAAACTCCTTCACCAGCGTTTCAAACTGGCTTACCTGTCCTTCCAGTTCCGCCACGCAATCCACCAGCTCATCCACCGCCTTTTGTGTGCGGTGTTTTGCCTGCAGCAGATCACGAAGCGCCGGAGTAAGCTGCTTGCGGAGCGTATCTTTTTTCACGCTCGTTTTTTCCATCTGTTCAGCACAACGAAGCATCTCCTGCGCCTGCCGACGAAGTTGTTCCGGTGAAACAGTGATTGTTCTGTTGTTCAAAATAAACGCTCCGTTTTACTGCCCGACATGCGGTTATTGCTGTATCTGCGCGGATTGCCCGGCGTCATGGGTGTGGAAAGAACCCGGGCACTCTCCTGGTCCACAGGCAGAAAATGTCCGTTATGAAAACGCCGGTAAATGGTCCCGAGTGTGCCATTACGCTGTTTCGTGATGTTGATTTCTGCTATGCCTCTGGCCTGTGTATCCGGGTTATACACCTCATCCCTGTAAAGCATCAGAATGATGTCGGCATCAGCCTCTATTTCCCCGGAGTTTTTCAGGTCTGAGTTCATGGGACGTTTATTGGGTCTGGATTCCACGCCTCGGGAGAGCTGGCTCAGAGCAATCAGCGGGAAACCGCCGGATTTTGCCAGGCTTTTAAGTCCCTTTGAGATTTCCCCCACAGCAAGGTCGTGACGCCCCGTGCTGCGGGTTTTAATCAGACCGAGGTAATCGACCACCACCAGCGCCGTTTCCGGATGCTTCATCCGGTGGTACCTCGTGGTTGCACATATCTCATCAATTGTTAGATTTGCCTGGTCCACCATCCAGATATTACGCCCCGTCATTCGTCCCACGCCCTGCGAGAAACGAGCCCAGTCTTCATCTTCAAAACGGGCAACAGACTTAAGACGGGATACCGGCATTCCACCGGCAGTAGACACCATACGTTCACCAATCTGGATGTTCGCCATCTCCATGGTGAACAGAAGCACGCCATGCCCCTGCTCAGTCACCTTGTCGATGATGTCCAGCGCCAGTTCGGTTTTCCCCATCGAAGGACGAGCCGCAATGAATACCAGGTCGCCTGGCTCCATCCCCCCTGTTTTTGCGTCCAGTTCATTAATACCAGTCATCAGTGTTCTGGATTTCTCCAGTCCCTGATTCCGGCATTCAACACGGCCCACCACTTCCGGAAGGACATCATCAATGTGAACCGGCTGAATGACGCCCTTTCCGGTCGACAGTGAGGCCATCATGTTCTGCGCATCCTTCAGGGCATCCTCGGCTGCTTCACAGGTATACGCATCACGTAAATTCTGTAATGCTTCAGTCAGTGTTTTTTCTGCATCACGCAGTGCGGCATTGCGCCGCAACGCTGCGACATAGTGCTCCAGTGAAGACTTCACCCAGGTTTTGCGTCCGGTGTCGGTAATCACCGGGGCAAGTTCCGGCATCTCATTGCACAGCAGTACGGGGTCAATGACGCCGGATATGCGAGCCTGTCTGCAAATCCCCGCGTAAATATCCCGGTACTGACGCACAAAAAATACATCCGCCGGAAGTGTGGCCAGAATATCCATCACTTCCGGATCGGCCCCACGCAGAAAAAACGCACCGATGACAGCGCCTTCCAGGTCATCGTTACGCCATGCCGGGGTGTTCTGGCTGGTCATGCGGCAACACCTCCGATACGAGAAAGGTAGCTGGGCCAGTTAAACGACAACCAGTTGCGCCCGCCATCGGTGATCCTGTCGGCAATCCGGGGACTGATGAACGCCCACAATTCTTCCGGTGAAAGGTTGCTGATCAGGATAGTTGGCAAAATACCCTCATACCGGGCATTGATAATTTCCTGCAAAATGGCCATTTCAGCCGCACTGCCAAACTGAACGCCGACTTCGTCGACAATCAGCAAATCCAGTGACGCATAATGCTCAATGACGTCATCCGCTGTTTTTTCACTGTCATTCCGCCAGCAGTTTTTCACAGCCCGGGTAAGGCGCATCACGTCGGTGATCTCCACACTGGCCAGATAGTTACGGATGATGTGTTTTGCCATTGATACCGCCAGATGATTTTTCCCGGTACCGCAACTGCCGGTCATAACAAGACTGGTACCGTTCTCCAGCATATCTGGCCAGTTCTCCGCATAGCGGCGACAGGCCGCAAGATTTCTGGCTGCGTCAGGATTAACCTCCAGATAATTATCAAACTCGCAGTCCCGAAAACGCAGAGCAATTCCGGCGTTATCAGTCAGTTCTTCCGCCTTAAGGGACGACAGTTCCATGGTCAAATCACTGGCCTCAGCGATCAAGCAGTCAGGGCAGCATGAAATTTTTTCTCTGTCCTCGCCATTACGATCGATCCACACCAGTATATGCGTACGATATTTACCGTGTTTTTCGCAATATCCGCGACCTTCACGCATCAGGCAGGAACGATAAGGCCATGGCTTTTCGCCCTTCTGAGCAAATGCAATCTCTGCCCGTAACTCATCCATTCGCGCCTGTAGTCTTGTTTGTTTCTCACGTTGGTCAATCGTCATCATCGCTGTCACCTCAGAATGTCAATTTGTTACTGGATTTACCGAATTTGTCAGACATGGCTCCCAGGCCAGCCAGGACATCGACCTGTCGCTGTCGCCCACCTCCGTGAGCGGCTGGCTGTTGCCAGTAATCTTCGAAGTGACGATCGGGTCCAAAGAACGTCGCAGCCTGCTTCACGAACTGTGTGCCGGTATTTCCTGTAGCACGTACCCAGGCGGCATACCGCTTCACGCCATCAAGCATGGTCTCCGGTTTTATTCCCTCCCTGATACGGGCTTTCCAGGCTTTGAAGGCTGCTGACTTGGAATTGCCACCAGCACGTTTGGGATATTCCTGCCAGGCCTGTTCAAATTCCGGTGAATATTCCTGTCTGGCAGAACGCGCTGGTGCAGACGCGTCAGCGGATGCGCCAATAGTTGATTCATTGACTGGTTCTTTGACTGGTTCAAAAGAGTGACTGGTTCTGGGTGAATCTCCTGCACTACCCCCTGGTGCAACTCCTACACCACCTGGTGAATTTGCTGCACTAGGTAGTGAATTATTTGCACTACCACCTGGTGAATCTTTTGCACCATCAAGACGAAGAAGATAAATATTGCTCGAGTTCCCTTTTTCACCTTTCCGGGAAACTTTTTTTACCAGTCCAGATTCACAAAGAGCCGTAATATAATTCATCACAGAACGTTTGCTAATCTCGCACTGATCAGCAATATGCTGATAGCTGGGCCAGCACTCGCCCTGATCGCTGGCATTATCAGCCAGCTTAATCAGAACCAGTTTTCGCAACGGATTTCCCACACGAATTTTCATCGCTTTCACCATCAGCTCCATGCTCATAACACACCTCCCAGGCGTTTAAACATTTTTCCAGACAGAAATACCGCCAGAGGGTAACTGATGGTGTAGCTACGCCCCTGTAGTTCGCACACGACTTTCTGGCTTTCAGCGTTGACTAGGCAAACCCGCAGAACGTGACCGTTGCTGGTGGCGAACCACTGCCCCACACGGGGGCAACGGTTGTATCGGTGATACAGGGAATTAACGATGTGGCGGATCATGGACGCACCTCCGCCGTAGTTACGTATTTAACCGGGCTACCTTTCATTGAGATGGTTTCACACATCTCTGCCGCTTTCAGTTCCGCTGTTTTTCTGGATTTATAGCGACGGTGCCAGACAGATACATCCGTGCGAACTGATACATCGTTTCTGTATTCCGTAGTGGAGATGATGATTTCGTAACTAATCATGGGCGAACCTCCTTGTCAGAACCATTCAGCCTGGAATCAACAAGTGCAGCGCCAAAAACAGCATCACCAACACGGTCGTACAGTTTGCTAGCCAGCGGAGATTCAATGGCCTTAAGCATTGGATAAAGCTGGCTTGTCCAGATTTGATGGATTTCACGCAAATGCAGGTATACGCCTCTGGCGTTTCGTGCGACAGCTGACATATCAACCGCGTCAGCACCAGATAAATTCTTCTCCATCTGGTTAAAGGCGTTGATGTATGCCTCTTTGAACCGGGCTGCACGTTTGCCAGTAAAGCCCATAGCAAGGAACGCGAAGCCATCACGGGTGATTTGATAGCAAGGTAGTTTGCGGCCTGTGCAATCGGTGTAATCACTCACCGAAAAATTGCGGGCAGTGAATGATGCGGAGCATTCAAGCGTGCGGATCTTTTTCAGTACATCGTCATGACGCTTGGAGAAGAAGTTGGCAACAGCCAGGGATGAAGTAACAGCCTGACCATCAACGATGGCAATTTCAGGTTGAGTGAGGGTTGGGATCGTAGCCATGATGGCAGCCTCCGTTGACTGTGGAAAACTTCCACCACCGGAGCTGCGAAACTCACTGGTGGCAGACTGAACAGGGTTCGCAGTACCGGCGTCAACGGAGACCGGCGAGCCTTTCGGCTCCCCTGCCCAGCCCACCATAATTCTGGCGTGCGTGAGCGCGGACGATAAAAAAGACGCTGGCGCGTCATATATCGCCGTTGACAATTCCGGGCTGCGACCCCCGGCACCCACTTTATAAGGTGCAGAGACAGTGTAACGTCCCGAAATTGCAGAATCAATATTTGGTCTTGAAATGATCATATAGCTGCTGATATCTTTAGAACTGTTCTTGGATGTTTCGGAGCCGTTTTATGCGAAACAGCTCCCCGTTATTGATGTTGAGTGAGCCGGGTTACTCCCGGCTTTTTTTCACCGCTGCCAACCAATAACCTGAAATAACCCCATTTTCGGGTGATACCAGCGAGTCCCTCGCGGTTCTGCTTCCTCCATAACCCGATAAAAAGCAGCCATAAACGGTTCCACAGCAACAATTGCGCGACGTGACAACAATCCGTCCGGCGTCATGAACTCATGGGTGTCTGTAGGAATCTGATAGGCGTTCACCAGATTGCGGCATTTATCATCTGACAAACCGGTTTTTGCTTTCAGTTGGCGATATCCGGCATAGCCCTCACGAATAGTGCCCTTTTTAATTTGCTCGACTGTTTCAGCAACGTGGCTGACTTTTTCTTCCACCTGAGTGATCCGTTTCTGCTGACGAACTGCTTCAAGAGCCATCGCGGCAACCATTTCGATTTCGCTCATTGGCTTACGGATCTGTTCTTCCAGTTCGCGCCAGCGATCTACCAGGCGAGCAGTGAATTCAGGACAGAGCTGTGCGACGACAATGATGCTGTCGCGCTTACCTTGTTCTCCTTCAAACAGGTAATGCTCATATTGAACTTTAAAACCTAAGTTATTGATTCTTTCGGAAACCTCAATTTGAGGAGACCGGACAACGCCACCTTTGGCTAATGTTTCAATAGTGCGTTTCACATTGTCATGACGTTTACCCACCAGCTCTGCGATCTCAACGCTGGTCATGGATGCTTTGCCGTTAAAAATTGCGGTGTTCATTGTTGGTCTCCTGTGGGCTTGTCATCTTCTGTATTCGCTAGACTTGGGTGTGTATATGGAATGCTCGGATCCAGATGACAAAGAATGGCAACATCCTCCGGAACACCTCGCGTTTTCCACTTTCCAACACCTTGACTGCCACGAGGCCTTCCTTTCTTTGGGAACCTGCGACCAATAGCGGCATTGGTTTTAAATTGAATTTTTAATATTTCATAAAGGGTCATTCTTTAGTCTCACACCAGATACTTTGTTATCCAACGATGTTAACCGCAAGAATCCAAAGTATCAAGATATTCTGTTACTTTAGTATCAACAGCCATGAGAGGAGAAGAAAAATGAAGTCTTTAGGTGAACGTCTCATCAACGCACGGCAAAAAGCTGGGTTAACACAAGATGCGTTGGCTAAAAAAGCTGGGATCACCAGAGTTGCAATCAGTAAAGCCGAGCAAGGCCTTACAAAAAGTTTCAACGGTGACACCCTTTTTAAAGTTGCAGCTGCACTGCGGTGTTCACCGCAGTGGCTTCAGAACGGAGATGAAAAAGATAAGCATTGGGAAAATAATGTTAAGAGCTGCCCACAGAGAGACACAGCACACTCTTACCCTGTAATTAACTGGGTTCAGGCAGGATTATTCGCAACTTCTGGTGATGACTACAACATGTATGATCAGGATAATTGGAGGCATTCTGTAAAATACGCTGGTGAGAGGGGGTTCTGGCTGGAAGTGCACGGAGACTCAATGACTTCGCCCGTAGGAATAACATTTCCTGAAGGAATGTCGATCCTTGTCAACCCAGATAAAGAAGTTTTTTCAGGGTGTTACGTCATCGCCAGAAAAAAATCCACCAATGAAGCAACATTCAAAAAATATATTTCTGACATGGGAAAGGCGTTTCTAAAGCCCCTTAATCCACAATATCCAATCATAGAAATGGACAATGATTGCGAAATAGTAGGTGTTGTGGTTGATGCCAGGTGGGATATTTTCTGACCAGACACAAAGCACAAAAAGAAAACAAAGTATCAAAAATCACTTGTCACACCTTGATACCTTAGTTACCATAAAACAAAGTTCGTAACTGAGGTATCATCTCATGTTCAATAAAGCTACAACTCTTGACTGTCTCGAAGAACTGAAAAACCTCGGCAGCCTCATTACACTAATAGCAAAAGCAACACCTGATGCTACGCTCTCTAGCGATATAGAGTCATGCGCAGGACTGGCATGGGATATGACAAATAGCATATCCAGAAAGCTATCGTCAGCAATGCTTTTACAGAACAAAAATTCTGCAATCAACAACCGTCTTCGCACCCAACGCGAAGCCTGCGGCTTAACTGAAGTGGTCAACAAAA